CCTGATGGAACAGGTGGAAAGTTTATGCCAGGAGTAAGTATAGGTTATTAAGTTAAGACACCGCAAACGCTATTAAGAACCAAGTGATTTTGTGTCTTTCTAACTTGGGCATCAACGAATTGGCAGGCGAGTTTATTAAGCGTTTAACTTTTTATAAGCAAAACTACCACGAAGAATATAACCATTGCGTTCGTGTAGTTTTAGAAACGCAGATTGGTCTCTACGCATTGTAGAACTACATACTATATTAACTTCACACAATCGTGCCCAATCTTCCCACATTGTTAGCATATCTTTTACTAACTCTATTCGTAGTCGGCTTGATAAACTCATATCTAAATGAGCAATACGAACAGTTACCATTTCATCATCACTCCATACAGCAAATTCTCCCCTTGTAGCCCAAGTGTAGGCTAATAGTTTGTTATCTTCATCTACGGCAATACTAACAAGTTGTGTGAGAGGTCCGTAAAACTGATTGATAACAGCGAGTGTAAGATTACGCTGATAGATTACGGGTTCTGGAGTAAAGATGCCATCAGTTTCAATAAGAAAATGCTCAATAGCCATATCAACTATTGGTTTTACATCTAATCCATTTGCGGGGCGCCAAGTATATTTCATTTCTATTCCTTTGTAATACAATATTTAACGAAACATAAATATATGTTTAGGAAAAGAATAGAATGAGATTTCATATATTAGGTTTGCCCCACACCGTTACAAGTAAAGAATATGTCGCTTGCGCTTACACACAAAAAGTGTGGAAGTTTGGTAAGATGATGAAAAAGTTAGGGCACGAAATAATACATTATGGTCACGAAGATAGCGATGTGATTTGTGATGAACACGTTACAGTTATTGATAACAGTGATTTACAAAAAGCATATGGATCATACGACTGGCGTAAGAACTTCTTTAAGTTTGACAACAACGACCACGCTTACACTACATTTTTCTCTAATGCTATTAGAGAAGTAGGTAAAAGAAAACAAAAAAACGATTTTATACTACCATTCTGGGGCAGTGGAGTAAAACCTATATGTGACGCACATACAGATATGATATGTGTAGAGCCGGGCATTGGATATGCTGGTGGTCATTTCGCAAAATGGAAGATATTTGAGAGTTATGCTATCTATCACGCCTATTGTGGATTACAAAACGTAGGATCTTGCAATCAAGGATGGTATGATGTTGTTATACCAAACTACTTTGACCCAGATGACTTTACATACAAAGATGTAAAGCAAGATTACTATTTGTTTTTGGGTAGAGTATATGAGGGCAAGGGTATTCATATCGTTAATCAAATAGCAGAGAAACTACCACATATCAATATTATCGTTGCAGGACAGAATCCAGACAATATCAAGTTCCCTGACAATGTATTGTTTGCTGGTTATGCTGATACAGAAACACGCAGAGAACTAATGGCTAATGCTAAGGGTGCGTTCGTTCCCAGTCAGTATGTAGAACCATTCGGTGGTGTTCAAGTAGAACTATTGATGAGTGGCACACCTACAATCACAACAGATTGGGGAAGTTTTGTAGAGAACAACATTCACGGAGTCACAGGATATCGTTGTAGAACGTTTGAGCAGTTTATATGGGCAACAGAGAACATAGATAAGATTAAGCCAATAGATTGTAGAACTTGGGCAGAGAACTATACATTAGACAAAGTAGGTCCAATGTATGAGGAATACTTTCGTAGCATACTAAACATACAAACAGGCAATGGATGGTATGAGCCTAATCCAAATAGAACCAACTTAGATTGGCTAAAGAAAGATTATCCTAAATAAAGCATAAATACACTATGGAAACGACAGAAATCAAAGTAAAGAAACCAAGAGGCAAGGGCGGTGCTCGTCCAGGTGCGGGAAGACCTAAGGGTGGCACAAATCAAGTGTCAGTAAATGGACTATTAGCCGCATTAGAAAGAAAAACTAAAGGTGTTGGTTATGAAACACTATTGATGGAAGACTTCATCAATGCACGAAATAACAATGACCAGCAACTTGTTATCAAGTATCACAATCTAATATTGAATAAGTTGATGACACACATCAGCAAGATTGAGATTACCGATAGTCAGGACAGTATTGATATGAAGCAAAAAGCCTTTACAGATGCATTGGCTAAACTCGCTGGAATAAAAAAAGAATAAATAATAATATGAAAAACGGATTATACGCAAATATTCACGCCAAGAGAGAACGCATTAAAGCTGGCTCTAATGAGAAGATGCGAAAGCCGGGCGCTAAAGGTGCGCCGACAGCGAGTGCGTTTAAGCAAAGTGCAAAAACAGCAAAGAAAACAAAAGGAAACTCTAAATGAAACATAATGGTAAAACACAATCCGATACAAACTTAAACTTTGACGGTATGGAGCGTATGTCTCCTAGTCGTGTAAGCAAAGATTACTGTAGCAACCAATACTCTGGTGTGCAGAATCCTAACAAGTTAATCAACAAAGGTCGTGGACCAACAGTAGGTAATAAGAGCGATGATGACCGCACATACCCAGATGCTGCCGTAGTTCCTAAACTACCAGCACAAGGTTCAGTGCGTGATAACATCAATCGTGGTCCTCAAGTTCGTTACAGTGGTGGCGGTCGTTTCCCTGAAACACGCACTTGGAATCCAAGCGCAGGTCAGAACTACAAAGGTGATCCAGACAAGATTAATGTAGGTCGTGGTCCAACGAAAGGTAATCAAATATGATACTCAATGGTGGCTTCTTCAATCAAAATGGTAATACTTACAATGTAGCATACTCAAATGTTTCAGCAACAATTACTATTCCAGTATCACACGAAGTGTTTGATAACTTGCGTATTACTAACACAAGTGGTAACACCGTGTTTATGAATGTATCAGCAACTAATCCAGGTAATATTGCGGCTCCAACAGCAGGCGCAAATGGATCAAGTAATGTGTTTAGTGTGCCAACAGGTCAATCAACATTTATAAACTCAGGCATCAACCAACCAGGTAATGTCTTTATCAGCACAATCAGTATTGCTGGTTCAGGCAGTGTATTTTTAGAAACAGGATCATTTATATGATGAACACAAAAAACCCCCAAGCAAAAGCAATCAATCAAAAGCGTGGACCTACAATGGGCAATGAAGGCACAAGTAGCAAGCGTAATGATTTTATGAAAGCAAAATCTACAAGTAGTGGTGAGAAATCACAACTTGCAGATATGGTAATGTCAGCACTTGAAACACGCGGTCGTGGAATGAAACCATTCATTGACCCTACAGTTGAAGGCTTACACGCTAATACTAATGTTGGACCTAAAAAGAATTCAACAGCAGATGGTGCAAAATTACCAAGCAAATACAAAAAGCCTACAACTAAGGGCTGATTGTAGTAAATACACTTGAGTAGCATAGGGCTACTCAAGTTTCGTATAGTTAATTAAGGAAAAGAAATGACGACAGAAAACAATCCTTGGGATGATGGAACAACTTCATCAGCAGAACCCACAACAACCCCCACAAAAAAGAAAACAGTAACTAAAACTGTAGAAGTAAAGCCAGTAGAACCTACTGGCACAGAGTTTGACTTAGAAGGTCTAATGACTGACTTCCCTACAGCCAAAGAACTTGAGCGTTTTGTGTTTGACCAAACCGGTGTTGTATTAAACTTAAAAGGTCGTGCTAACAAACTCAAATATCAAACAGCAATGGATGTATTGAATGGTATTCAAGTTGATCCAGCATACTTAGGTAGTGATAATCCATATGTAGATAAAATTGATATGGTTCCTGTAGAAGATTTGAAAACACCCCCAGTGCGTGATATCAATCTACCCGACAGAGAACAATTACAAAACTTATTCTTTAGTCCATTAGTTCCACATCCAAATGAAGATTCACGTGCTCGTGGTAAGAAATGCCATTGTATGTTTAGAAAATACAAGACTGGTGCTATCAGTTATGAAATCTTAGGACCATTAGAACAATATGCTGTAGGTGAAAAGATTGATAAGTTTGGTCGCACTCGCCCAGAAATATACAAATGGATTGATCCACGCACAGGAGAACAAATGGTTCAGCGTGAAGATGGAACACTTACACCAATCGGTCGTAGATTGCGTAGTATGATGAAAGCAATGCGTGTTAATAAATCAAGTCAATGGGATGTATGGATTGACCGTGAGTTTGGAACACTAAACCAAGATGCTATTAGCAATCCGTGGGATCTTTCTAAGGCTATATGATGGAAAACGCAAGAGACACAGAGATTCGTAAAGCACAAGAAGAAACAAAGGTAAGAGAAACTCTTATCTTACAAAAGATTAACGCAAGTCATCGTCTTGCTTTTGCTGAAAAGTTTCCTGGTCAACTTGAACATATCTTACGCTTACTAACTGAAAGATTACATCTTGGGTTAGATAAGCGTGATGGTGTAGTCGTTACAGATTCATCTACTTGGAAACTAAGTGCTGGTGAAATCTGTGACTTAGCAGACGCATTACAAAAGATACATCAAGTCCGTGAAAACTTAAGGCCCGACTAATGTTAGGTGAAGATGTTCTAATGGCGAGAGCATTGCGTTATAGTGTGGATAAACATAATCTCACTATAGACAGCCTCAAAACTATACCAGGACCACTCAAAAGTAGTTTAATGGATCTCAGCATTAGTATTGCTGACGATATGAAATACAACCAACTAAAGTATTTTAGACCATTCAAGCATCAACTTGAGTTCTTCAAAACTGGCATACACGAACGTAGAGGTATTCTTGCAGCCAATCGTATTGGTAAAACAGTATCTACTTGTTTTGAGACAGCAATGCATCTCACTGGATTATATCCTGAATGGTGGGAAGGTCATCGCTATGAAGGACCTATCACAGCAATGGTTGCTGGTGAGGGTTGGAGCCAAGTTGCTCTTGTATTACAAAATGAATTGTTAGGAACACAGGATGTCAAAATCACTGAAAATCTTGGATCTGGTGCTATACCACGTGAGTGTATTATTACTACTACAATGCGTAATGACGGCGCCAATAATATTGGGTGTGAAATTAAGCATAAGTCTGGTGGTAATAGTTATTTGCTATTTGCCAATTATACGCAAGAGGTTAGACAACTACAGGGTTTCAAACTTAACTTAGCCGTATTTGACGAACAGCCCCCAGATGATTTCTTTAGTGAGATTGTAACACGAACCGCAACTACACAAGGTAAGGTCCTTTGTTCCTTTACACCCTTAAAAGGATTGAATGGATTGGTTAGCAAGTTCTGGAACAAAGAAGAAGGTTATAACTACATTCGTGTCGCTTGGGATGATTGTCCAGAATACGATCCTTGGGGTCATCCATTTCTATTAAAAGAAACTCGCAGACAACTTGAACGAGATTACTTACCACACGAACGTGAAGCACGTATGGCAGGTAAGCCTGTTATGGGTAAAGGTGCTGTATTCCAAATCAGTAACTGGCCTACATATAAGACGGGTGAAATTGATTTTACACGATTGCCTAACATACATAGAGTTATTGCACTTGACTTAGGCTTAGTCAATGATAAAACAGTTATATCACTAATGTATTGGGAACCATATGAGCGAACCGCTTATTTACATAAACAGATTATTGTGCAGGGTATTGAAGAAGCAGTCCCCACTCAGTATATCAATCATCTCCTTCGTCCTGAAGTGTTTGGCACTCCTATTGTTTTACCTGCTGACGCAAATACTTCTGGCAGATACACTATGAGCGCAAGTTCTATAAGAGAACTATTTGAGAGTTATGAACTTAATGTTTATGAGAAAGCCATTATGAATCCACCTGATAGTGAAGGTCGCACAACTAATCACAAGAGTTATGGTATCAATCAAATGCGTCAAATGTTAGAAGTGGGAAGTTTAATGGTCAATGAAAATTGCACTAACTTTTTAAGTGAAGCACAAAACTATTATG